AAGTACTTCTTGACAGCAAGAGATGGCGCCCACGAAGGCCATGGTCTGCATACGAGATGGGCAGAAAAAATGTTTGATCTATATACTGAGGAGAGCAATGTCAATTGATGAAGATCTTGTAAAGCATCTGGACCAAGTAAATCTTGTTGTTGAGGAATATCTAAAGGGAAACGACCCAACAGTAATATCAAAACAACTGGATATCCCAAGACAGAAAGTTGTAACGCTCATTAACGAGTGGAAGGTAATGGCATCTGCAAATGACGCTATCCGTGCCCGTGCTAAAGAAGCACTTGCTGCTGCAGATACACACTATAGTAAGTTGGTATCTCGTACGTATGAGGTTATTGATGAGGCATCTATGACAAATAACCTTAGTGCAAAGACTGCAGCAATTAAACTTGTAATGGATATTGAGTCTAAGCGAATTGACATGCTTCAAAAGGCTGGACTTCTTGAGAATAAGGAACTTGCAGAAGAGATGGTTGAGATTGAGCGTCGTCAGGAAGTTCTTGTGTCTATCTTAAAAGATATTGCGTCAGAATACCCGCAAATTCGTGATGAGATTATGCGTAGGTTATCTTCATTTGCAAAGGCCAATGAGGTGATTACAGTTGTCCACGATGTTCAATGAGTTTTTGGAAGTACTTAAAGACAATAGTTTTGCAGAAGTTCCAGTAGATGCAAAAACCTTTGTTGAGGGGGAAGAGTTTCTTGGTCAACCACCCCTATCAGATATACAGTATGACATCGTTGAAGCAATGAGTCAGATCTATCGTAAAGAAGATCTGATAGATTTAATGGGAGAAGAAAAGGGATCACAGTACTATGAAAAATATACAAAAAATGAAATCATCCTACAACTTGGTAAGGGTAGCGGTAAAGACTTCACCTCTACTGTGGCTTGCTCTTATATTGTATACAAACTACTTTGTCTTAAAGACCCTGCAAGATACTTCGGAAAGCCATCTGGAGACGCTATAGACTTAATCAATGTGGCGATTAACGCTCAGCAGGCAAAGAATGTTTTCTTTAAGGGATTCAAAACAAAGATTGAAAAGTCTCCATGGTTTGCTGGTAAGTTCTATGCAAAAGCGGACTCGATAGAGTTTGATAAATCAATTACTGTTTACTCTGGTCACTCAGAAAGGGAATCACATGAGGGCCTAAACCTTTTGCTTGCAGTTCTTGATGAGATTTCTGGTTTTGCATCTGAGGTTGGAACAGGAAACGAACAAGGAAAAACTGCTGATAATATCTACAAGGCTTTTCGTGGATCTGTAGACTCTCGTTTCCCTGACTTAGGCAAGGTCGTTTTACTTTCATTTCCACGATACCCAGGAGACTTTATTTCAGAACGCTACGACGATGTTATTGCAGAAAAAGAAGTTGTTGAAAGATCCCACAAGTTTATAGTTAACCCAATACTTCCAGATGATGCAGCGGATAATTCATTTGAAATTACTTGGGATGAGGACCATATTATTTCATATAAGTACCCAGGAGTTTTTGCATTAAAAAAGCCAACATGGGAAGTAAACCCAACACGAAAGATTGACGATTTTAAGATTGCTTTTATGACAGATCTTGGAGATGCAATGATGCGTTTTGCATGTGTTCCAACTTTTGCTTCAGATGCATTTTTTAAGCAGCATGAAAAGGTTAGATCATGCATGACAACAAGAAACCCAGTTGATACCTTTAAAAGATTTGATGAGGCCTTTAAGCCAGATCCAACTAAAAAATACTATGTTCATGCTGACCTTGCCCAGAAACACGATAAGTGCGCTGTTGCAATCGCACATGTAGAAAAATGGGTAAACATACAAGTAATCAACAATTACGAACAGGTAGCACCAATAGTCGTTGTAGATGCAGTAGCATGGTGGGAACCAAAGATTGAGGGTCCAGTTAATCTTTCAGAGGTCAAGCAATGGATTCAAAACCTTAGAAGGCTTGGTTTTGATATTGGCATGGTTTCTTTTGACCGATGGCAGTCGTTTGATATTCAAAATGAGTTACAGCAGGTAGGAATGAGAACTGATACTGTTTCTGTTGCTAAAAAACATTACGAAGATATGGCAATGCTTGTATATGAGGAAAGATTGGTCATGCCATCTATCGAACTCTTGTTCGACGAACTTACACAATTAAAAATTATGAAAAATGATAAAGTTGACCACCCACGTAAAAAGTCAAAAGACTTGGCAGATGCTGTGTGTGGAGCAATCTTTGGGGCAATATCTCACACCCCAAAGGACCAAAACCTAGTTGTTGAGGTCCACACAATAAGTGATCGACCAAAGCAGGTTGACATGAAAGGTGAGAGTCTGATACAATATAAACCTATGCCAGATGATGTAAAAGATTATCTGGATAGATTCAATCTACTATAAATAAGGAGAAATACCGAATGAATTCATTCAAGAAAATCGCACTAGCCATGGTTGCAGCCATGACTTTGGGCACAATCGTAGCAACACCTGCAAGTGCTGCTGTAATGACAGTCGCTGTAACTCTTGACGGAACGGCTAATACAACCGCTTCTGCAATTGCTACACCTGCATCATTGCCAGTCCCTGCAGATAACACAGTTGACGCTGCTGACGCACTTAAGTTCGTCGCAACAGTTGACACAGGAACAGTAGTTTCTGTAACCACAACAAACGCAACAATCGTGTCTGCACTACACACATCTGCTGCACCAGTAGCAGCGACATCAGGATCATCATCTTTGACAATCGCAACTGGTACAGGAACAACTGCAACATTCTATGTCTACACAAAGACAACAGCAATTGGCACAGTTGTAATCAACAACGGTGGAACAACTCTTACATACTATGTACAGGGTACTGCTGGTAAGATCAATAACCTAACAGTAACTGCACCAGCATCAGGTGCTGCAGGTACAAAGCAAGATATTCTAGTTACAGCAACAGACGTATTTGGAAACAAGGTTTCTGGCAAGTCTCTTACTGCTACAGTATTTGCTGCAACAGCAACACTTGATTCAGCAACAGGAACAACTGGCGCTACACTTTCAGACTTTGGAGTTGCAACATTCAAGGCAACACTTCCAACAGTTGGAACACGAGCACTAGTTATGTTTGCTCCAACAACATCAACAGATGCAAACGCTGCAGATGTGGTTGGTCTAACTCCACGCACACTTGCACCATTTGCAGAGATCACAGTTCGTGACCTAGTATCAGAACTTGCTGCTCAAACTGCTGCTAAGGATGCAGCCCTTGCTGCTAAGGCAGTTGCTGAGGCTCTAGTTCTTGCTGAAAAGGCTGCTTCTGAGAAGGCTCTTGCAGATGCAAAGGTTGCTTCAGATGCTGCTCTAGCAGCAGAGAAGGCTGCTTCTGCAAAGGCACTTGCCGATGCAAAGGTAGTTTCAGATGCAGCACTTGCTGCTAAGGATGCTCAGATTGCTAAGTTGACAGCAGATAACGCTGCTGCTCTTGCATCACTAAAGAAGGCATTCAACACACTTGCAAACAAGTGGAACAAGAAGAATCCAAAGGCAAAGGTTACTCTAGTTAAGTAATTTAGTCCAACACTAAAGGGGTTGCCAATTACGGTAGCCCCTTTTTTGTGCAATAAAATGGTATAATCATCCTATCAGACATCCAGTCTGCAAGGGGGAAGGCAAATAAAACAATTATTACGCATAGCAACAGCCACAATATTAGCCTTTGGATGGCTCTTTATAGCCCCTACAGAGGCTCATTCTGACGACCCTCTAACAGTTGCAGCAGGAAAGATCCAAAACCTCAATAGCGCAGTAAATAAATTAGACTATAAAGATGGTCTAATAAATATGATTGACATAGCAGAAAATAAGTTTGCCTATGCCAAAAATGCGATGGAAGTTAGAGATGCAGCCTATGATGCTTATGATGATGCAGTAGAGGCAGAGACTATGGCATTAGAAGATATGCAACTTGCCCAGTCAAATGTAGATGGGCAGATAGTTACAGTAGCCCTAGCCCTTGAGAATAAAGATAATGCACTTGAGGATAAGAATGATGCACACGATGCACTTGATATAGCCAATATTAATCTCCAAACAGCACAGT